CTCCTGACGGACGTTATTGATGTATAGGTCAATAGCCTCTGAACTAGCTACAGCATGAGACAGTGTTAGTGTCGTACCTGTAGCACCTGTTAGGTCTTGTTTAGGGGGAGTCTTACTAAAGCCTTGTGCTTGTTGATTACCAATGTAACCCATAGTTCTCTCCCTTATGTACTGATATCATCAACGGCAGATACCCAAGCATCCATAGAAGCTGCTGTGTCTGACTTAACCCACAGCCTGTCACCGCTTGCGACTACTACCTTTGCGCCACCATCAAGTAGCTGCAATGCACCGCCAGCAGCAATAGGTGCGCCTTTGATTAGATAGTGATTAGTACCACCGTTTGAAATGTAACAGTCTACTGTGATTGCATTACTAGTAGTATTCGTCATATGAATACCAACAATCGTATCGTAACTGTCAAAGTCTGTGCCATTAGGAATATCAGCCGCTGTAGTGCCTACGCCCTGTAGCATATATCGTCTAAAATTTTGTGCCATAATTTATCCTTTATAGGGCGATTGCCATTGCGATTGCAAATCCAGCAGAAGCTGTTGTGCTTGGATCAGGTGCAACTGCACTCCAAGTATTACCATCATACACCCTCATCTCGCTGTCTGTGGTGTTGTAGTACAGATCACCAGCATGAAGACCCTGACCATCGTTGTCAGTTGTGGGGTCTGCCGACTTTGATCCAAGGTACGTGTCATCAAATTGGTCAAATCTAGCTGCTGCTTGTTCTGCGTAGTAACGTGCTGAGTACAGACCGCCACTAACTGTCGTATAAACATCAAATGATTGACCACCACCCAACGCCCACTGTTTAGCAGAGCCATTCAGGGGTGTCATTGTACCGATAGCGTGGGCTTTAGCAGAGTATCCAGTACCATTATCTACACTGCCTGTGGTATTAGTTGCCCACTCCTGTGCAGCACCTGCACCAGCCGTGTTAGTAACACCAGTACCACCAATAGACCAAGCCTTAGCTGAGTAACCTGTAGCATCAACGATGCCTGTGGTCTTAGTAGCCCATTCCTGTGCATTGGTTTCGCTAGTTGCAGCATTAGTCTCACTTGTTCCAGCATTAGTAGCTGAAGTAGCTGCTGCATCCTGATAGTGTTTAGCTGAGTAGTCAGTAGTCACACCATCTGATAGAGTGTACTGGCTACCGATAGGGTGGATAGCAAGTTTAGTAGCGTCAGGGATGATAGAGCCTGTGGCTGCTGTAACGGCTGCGTTAGCTGCTATTACTGCTGCACTAGCTGCTGCTGCTGAGATGCCATCAGCGTAAGCCTTAGTAGCTGCATCAGTAGTAGCTGTAGGTGTTCCTACGTTCTTAATAACACTGCCTAAGGCATCCCACTTGTTATCAGTCCCTAGTTGAACTGAATCCTCAGCACGGTCTATTGACTCTTGGGCTGCATGGAAGACCTGAATACTACTATCATCCAAGTCTTCTTCAGTCAACACTGAGCCAGACGCAAAGTCCACTGCACGTGCTGTAAGGTCTGTACTACGGCGAACCTGTACTAGCGTACCAGTAGCAGGGGCAGAGGTTAGTTGTACAGTAGAGCTAGAAGGAAAAGTTAGACCTGTCTCAGCCACACCGTCAACGGTTACACTGATTTCAGCAGTGTCCTGATATGTAAAGGGGATTGAGAACTGCGTAGTCGCATTATCCCCTGTATAGTTTTGATATGATAAAGCCATTTGTTTTCCTTTAATCAACTAGACTTGCAGAAGCATTTAGTATTTGTCTTGCTCCATATAATGAAGAGTAAGGGAGTAGCCGGAGTAAGCTACGCATCTCTGTTTCAGTTAGATCATTGCCACCTACAGCCTGTCCCAAATCTTTAATACCTGAGGCCAAGCCTATTAACATACTAGCTCCTGCTGGTGTTACAGATTTAGTTGATCCATCCATAGCTCCTGTTGTAACTTGATAAATATAGTGAGCAATAGAAGCCGCACCAATTTGACCGATAGCTCCAAAAGCTACGTTACCAAGTTTCATACGTTCTTTCATGTACTCTTCTCTATCGCTACGGCCTAATGAATTAATATGAGAACGTGAGATATACATAAGAGTACCTAAGGCAGCAGCAGATGTCAAAATTTTGGCAACATCTACAGCATCCCCATTAGCTGCACGTACAGCCAAGCGTCCTGCTTGCTGTTCCATAGAAGCTAACGGAAAAGACAGGAACTGAAATAAGCTCTTACCTACTTCACTACGTAGCCAGTAACTAACAGAGCCATTATTAACTTCCTGTACTGATTGAGTAGCTTCACGCCTTGCAGCACGTAAGAATACATTCTTTGCTGCCTGACCTGCTTCTGTCTTATCCCATGCGTTAAGGTTAAGATTGTCTAGAGTATCACCATCTGTAAATTCAGAATGTTTTCTAATCTGTTTGTTGATCTCTAAAGCTATCTCATCACTAATGCCCATCTGCTCACGCTTGATGGCTGAGAAAGCTATTTCATTACGTTTAGCTTTTAGTGCTACTTCTGTCGCAAAGTTATAGATAGATATTCTTCTTAAGATATCTGTAACACCCTGAAGACCTGAAGCAATAGACACAAAGATACGTGCCTTACCTAAAGCCTCATCAAGTTTTGTTACTTCACCAGAGCCAAGAAAGTCTTCACCCTCTGCTATACCACCCTCTAATCTGTTACGCTGAGATGTTACCTTAGTTAAGATACCATCACCACCTGTACCAGTAGCAATCATCATTTCATGTGCTACCTTATTTTTTAGCTGGCCTGTGCTAGCATCAATAATAAGGTTCTTAAACTGTGGAGCAGTCTTTAACAGAGTTTCAAAAGAAGTCTCAAACATTACGTTAGAAAGTTCCATGATAGCAGACATACCTGCCATTCCCATATTTGCCACAAAGCTATATTCACGCACACGTGCGAGATTTCGCTGTGTCAAAGGAGACAAATTACTATCGTAGGCTATACGTCCTGTAACACTCTTATAAAGAAAGTCTAATTGCTTACGAGCTTCGTCAGCCTCAGGTGTACCTGTTGGTAATCTACTTAGTAGGGTTTCAAAATTAGAGCCAATAGTATTAGTATTGATACCGTTCTGAGCTAACCCTGTAGCACCTGCTACCTGAAATAAGTAACTCTCATAGAGGCTACGTGCATTACGTTCAAGTAGGTCAGACATGCGTAAAGTAAATACTCTACCATCTGCACCTGTTACTGGTAGTTCAAAGTTTTCATCAAGACGCATACGATGCTTAGTACGTGGATGACCCTTGATAGGAAGATTTTTAGATAGAACATCAATCATAATCTCAATGTCTACTTCTTCTACACCTGCTGCTTTGAGGGCTGCAACTGTATCATCCATATCAGCCATGCCATCACCAAGCTTACGAAACTCGTTACTAGAAGGAGCAAAGAAGCCTTTAGCATAACCACGTGACATAGCTCTAATGAAGTTATTGACAACACCAGCGTCTATATTCTTTCTACCTGCTGCTGTCAAAGACTTTGTTACATCTCTAACAATAGTCTTCTGTTCGCTTCTGATAGCACCTTCTACTAGATCAACAAAGGCTGGGTTTAGATCACCATCAATGTCGGGTAGTAAGGCTGGCTGGTCTTTTGTACCCTGTCTATACTGAGCTACATTAGTTCTATTAGCCTTACGAGGTAAATAGTTTTTAATGTTACCCATCATCTCAGGAATCCAACCAGCAGCATTAGCATCAATAGCCATTTGAGCTACTTTATCCATACCCTCAGAGTAAATCTGAGCAATGCGCTTTATTTCTGGTAGAGCATTGGGATCAGGCTTACGCATATAATCCCCTACTAATTCCTCTACCTGACTTGTTCTAAGATTTAAAGACTTTGTTAGATTTTTATAGAGATTTGTTAGTTCTATGGCATTAGGTAGAAGTGTAGTTGTGACAATTGTATCACGTGTCTCAAGAGCATTACCCCCTACTACTTCCTTACCACCCTTAGTGCCTAAGCTGTCTAAGGCTAAACCCCTGCCAAGCCAACGAGTAAGCCCATCCTCAGAATTAAGAAGAGGAGCTAAAGAAGCAACTAGTCCTCTAGGCTTTACCAAAGCACGTAAGCCTCGTTGCTTAGGTGTAGCTTCAATCTCTTCTGCTGTCATCTCAGTGATATCTTTTCTAGATACCCCTGCTGTGGTGCTTTCTCCTACCTGAGCAACTTCATCAGCACCTGTACCAAAATCATCATTACGATTAGCCAGTGCTATAAAGTGTTCAGATAGTTGTTCATCTGTAGCAGCTTTAAGGATTGCCTCATCTTGTGCAGAAAGTTCTTCACCATTAGCCTTACGTTGTGAGGCTGCAAGTATCTGCCTTCTCTTAGATGAGTAAGCAGCATACTTACTAACACCTGCATTAACAGAGCCACCAATAGCAGCAGCCAGCATAATGTCACCACCTGTTACTTGATGAACAGTTTGTGATCGGAGTAACTCAAGACCTGCTTGTTCTGTTACACCTATGCCAGCAGAAGCCAGTAACCACTTTCTATTAGTATTTAGTTTGCTTAAAAACTTATATCCCTTAACTGCGCCAAATGTAACAGGAGCAGTAACAGGAGCAAACTGAGGCTGAAGAGAAGCTACAGTAGCGGCTGTTCCTAAGGCTACGGCAGTGTCAGCAGGGTCTAGTATATAACCTGCCATCGTACCAGCAAAGTAAGAACCACTGCCCTCTGCTGCTTTCTTACGAGCATCTTCCACTATTTTTATTTCGTGGGCTACTTTACGAGCAGCAGAGGTTCCTTTGTTTATACCAGCATCTATGATTTTTTTAACAAGCTCTTTATCAAAGACACCAGTTGTTATTTCTTTTGCTACATCAGTAGTAAAAGGAGTATCTTCATCAGGAAAAGAACTGAGTAGCCTAGCTGTAGATATTGTAGTACCCTCAGAAAGCTGTTGATTTACAAAACCACTCAGAAATCCTGTTGATTCTTCTTTAGCTTTCTTGGCTGCCTTTTCCATTTCAAGGTTAGTAAACCTACCACCTGTAGGGGCGGGGGACATGCCCCCAAACCCCATCTCTTCTAGAGTATTCTCAAAGGTATTTTCAGCCATAAGCTTTCCTTTTATTCAAAGATATTTTCATACATACTAGTAAACAAGTTCTTAGTTTTCTTAACAAGTTTATCAGTATACACACCTGCTTTTAGTTGAAGCATAGAAGGTAGTGATTCCGTAGGAATGTCGGACGCACCTTGCAGTCTCCTAATACCTACGGCTTTGTCTTTCATGTTGTAAGATGACATGGTTACTTTATCACCAGTATTACCACCGATAAAGAATACCTCATCACCCTCTACTTTTACTACGATACCTACATGACCAAAGCCTAGCTTATACTTCTTACGCTCTTCTTTGGTATGTTGTTTAATCATAATATCCCCAGCCTTGGCTTGTGTATTCTCAACCTTTGTACCTACATTGGTATAAGCCTTGGCACGTATTTGATCAAACTTATCTTTACCAAATAAAGCTTTTGTATCAATGCCAGAGTCACGTAAGACCTGTGTTAAGAACGCAGCACACCATGCTTGATTAGTAGCAAACTCTTCTACTGTTTGATTGTTAGGATTCCAATCACCCACTGCTGTTTCAAAGAAACCTTTAACAGCCTTAGCACCCTCTTCTGTGTTCTCATCAATACCGTAGTATTTATAAGCTGCATCAGCAGGGTTCTTAGCCATGGCTATATCAGCTACAGCAGAAGCAGTAGGAATATCCCCTACCTTTAACTGTTCCTTAGAAGGGATAACATCAGTATCGGCATGTGCTTTAGGTATGACAGCCTCAAAGACAGATGTAGCAGCATCGCCAATACTGGCTCCTACTTCTTCAGCTACTTTCATAGCTCTATCTTTTGTCTGTGTAGCCCACTTAGTAGCACTAACAGTACCATCTTCTGCTACATTGTAAAGCATGTTAAACTTAGCTTTAGCTAGAGCAGTGGCCTGTTCTACAGAACCTTCAGCATACTGTGCAGCTTCTTTAATTGACTCCATAAACTTAGGCCACTTCTTAGTGACGTTAAATCTACCTAGCTGATAGCCCATCTGAATTACACCAGACTTAGTTGAGTCAGGTAAGTTTTCAAATCCATCTACTTCACTAGTAAAGAAGTTATTAATCTTAGATACTTTCAAAGCTACAACAGCTTTTGATTCGTCTGGTTGTACATTGTTAATATCTTTAATTAATGCACGTTCATCAGGCTCAAGAGATTCTACCTGTAAGCCATGACCTACTGACTTCTTACCCATATCTTCATACTGAGTATACGAGAAACCCTCATCCTTCATAATAGTAGCTGTAGCATTAGCTTCAGTTACAGGATTAATAGTCTCTAGTACTTTCTTACCTGTATCAACAATACCTTTAACAGCAGCTTCATTTAATTCTAAAGCTTTTTGTAGATAAATGTTTTCTGTTGAGAAAGCCCTACCTAAGCTCTGTGCTACATCTGTTTCAAGAAGTTCGGCTGGTGTCATCTCAGCAAAAGACTTAGTAACAGTTGGAGTATAGCTTAATTCAATATCATCCTCAGGAGTAGACTCAACAATAGGAGCAACAGTTTGCTGATGCTTACCTAAAGTATCTTCAATAAATTTAAACTTCTGTTGTTCAGCAATAGTTGTTAAATCAATCTTTCCTATTGGATACATATCTTTTGCAGCATCAATTTTTCCAGAATTATCTAATCCAGCTACATACACTTGTAATTGATTAGCATTAGTTGTATCATTCTGAACTAATAAAGTAAAGCCACCAACTCGTTTAACACTCTCTACACCTAATACACTTGTAGGAACAAGTCTATAAGCAGGAAGATTATAAAGCCCACTAACTGCTTCTACAAAATCTGGATTATTCATTGCCGTTCTTAAAGCTTCTTCAGCGGCAACTGTATTCCGTTCTTGATGAGAGCCACTTTCTGCCTTAATAGCCAATACTGTACCTTCTGGCATAGTCATAGGTTTATAATCAGCCGCCACTTCTTCAATAGAAGTTTTCATGGCATCTTGTTCAGTAATCAAAGGATTGGTAGACATTTTTATTCTGGCTAAGTTTTCTGCATCAGCTACTAAGGCACCTAGATTAGCTGCTTTAGCCATATCTGATGTCATAAATAAACCAATTGGACCACCATAGTCAACCTGATCCCTAATTTGATCAACAGTAATACTTAACTTAGGAGCATTATTAATGTCAAATCTCTGAGCAATATCTATAGCTTGTGCAAAAGTTTGATTAGCTTGTAATGCACTCTTTATTGTACGATACATACTTAATGATTTTTTATCACCATCAAACATAGAAGACACACCGTCTGATCCTAGATACTGTTCAACTTTTTCTAGTTGGTTGTAAGCTTTCTCAGCCATAAGAAGATTAGGACGTATAGTCTCATCACCTATTTTCTCAGTCAGGTTCATATCACCTGTCCAATAAGCTTTAGCATCTCTTAAGGCTGCTGTAACTTCGGGAGGTTTACCACCTAACGCTGCATATCCAGCATAATGTCTACGCTGTGCCTCAGCTATAGTATTAGCTTTTATTCTTTTTTCTAGGTCAGTAGTATCAGGCATCTTGCTTAGTTGTTCAAGCTCTGCTGCAACCTTAGTTTCTAGTTGACCTATAAAGTCAGCCTTAGAAAACTTCTTTGTAAAAGTTACTGGTGTACCATCAACATTAACTGTAGCTTTTGTTTCTGTAGCTGTGTTTACATTTTGAAAATCACCAGCAATAACTTGATCAGCTACTGCGCTGGTAAAGCTATCTTCTGCTGCTTGTGTTAAAGCAGTCTTTGTACTCTTAGTAACAGCAGCTTGACGTTTGGCAATCTTTGCACCGACTTCACGGTTACGTGTTATGTTAAGTTGGTTTTTTGATTCAGGTCCACTTAGATAAGCAACAAGTGGGCTATTGACTCTAGTGGGATCATTTGTGTCAGTGTCAGCTAATTTTACTAAAACATCATTTATTGCAGCATCATCACGATAACGATCTGGATGTGCTTCTAGAAAGCTTTGACGTAACGCTGCAACCTGCTCTACCCCTGACTCTAAAGTTATAGCTTTAGCTGCTACTTGGGCGTTGATAGCTAGTATACTGTCAGTTAATCCGTTATCAATCTCTTGATAATTACGATCAATCTTAGCAGGAACAAACTTTCCTTTAACAAAAGCTACATCAGCTAGGGCTAAGTCACCCTCTAAAGCATCTATAAGGTCTGCATCAAATCTACCAGTTTCTCTAAGACTGTTTGTATAATTACTATGATACTTTTGACGTTTAGCTAGAACTTCAGATTCTTCTAATTCTAGATAATCTTTTTCATTCTTAACATAATCTATAGCCATTTCAGCAATCAGTGATTCACGTGCTTGCTCTAGCTGGTTTTCTTTTTTCTTTCTTAATCCATTAGCAATCTCTTGCTCTTTACGTAAGCGTTTAGTTTTACGTTCAGTAGCGTCTGCTTCAAAGGCAGGAGCAATTGCAGATATAAAAGAACTTAAAGGGGTTTCGGGAGTTTGGTCTGGTGCAAGTACTCGCATTGTTTCAACAACAGGAGCAGTACCACCCTGTAAATTAGCCTGTGTAGGAGCATTAAGCTGGGCTACCTGTACTCTTTGTTTTGCCATGTTTTCCTCTTAACTACCCATTGATGGTACATCAAGTTTAAAGGGCATGTTCTTTATAGGTGGACCACCTAACCCAATACTCTCTAAGTAACTACCTTCACCTCTACCAGCTACACTAAGTTCTGATGCGTAAGCCTTAGCAGCAGTACTAACTACAGCCTTGAGGAAACTAGGTTGCTGTCCACGTGGCATAGAGTTAATACGATTTAAAGCTTCTGTGTTGTAACCTATACGCTGATCATCAATAGCATCAAGGATTTGATTTACATTAGAGTTAATCACATCTGTACCACGTAACTGTCGTGCAGTAGTCATCTTCTTTTGTAAGTCTATAGAGTTACCAGATACACCAGCCTCACCAGCCGCAACAATCTGTGCGCCTTCTGTTTCCAGAGCTTTGATAGCTAGTTCTAATTTTTGACCAGAGGCTGCTTCTGATTCCTGAATAGCTCGTTTGTTTAAACTTTGTATTTTTAGATCACGTGCTTCAGCAGCATTAATTCTGTTTTGTTGATATCTAGCTTCATCTATCTTTGCCTGTTGACTTGCTTGACCAAACTCTGCTATGCCACCAGCAATGGTCATCATAGTAAATGGGTCCATTTTATATCCTCACAAATTCTAAGAAGGGTTTGTTACCAACACCCCATGTGTCATGTCTCTTAATGAATACGCATCCTATATACTTTAACCAATTGAGTGCTACTGTATACTCAGCGTCACACGCATTGGTTAGTACTGGATACTTTTTGTTTACTTTGTTAATCCATGTCAGAGAGTCACGCATAAATTGCCGCCAAACTTTCTTTAGTGGAGGGGCTGTAAGTAGCCATGGTATACCTGTCATATCATCTAGACCAACTACACCATACATACCAGCTAGTTCGCCTGTCTCTGTTACTACAATAGTCCAACATTCTTCTGATAGATCAAAGCCTTCTTGCAGTGCTACCTTGACACTGCCATGTGAGGCTAGTACTTCCTGTGTGTCTTCTGGTCTTAGGTTTGTTGCCAGATGATCTACATCAGCTTGAGTACTTGCTCTCACATGCAGTTTCATTACATTCTCCTTGAACGTAGGACAAAGAACCCTTCCCACTCTGCTGATTGGAAGATGCAGGGTAGGTGGTTATCACTTTCTAATAAAATATCTACTGCACCAGCGTGGCCTAACACACCAAAACGATACGTACCAGACTCAATAGCAGCAGCACTAAGTATGTTAGCACCACTACCCACCACACGGCCTGTAAAGGTACGTGTATAAGGTGAACGCTTAAGAGGTGTTACTTTTACAGTAAAGTAGGCTGTCTTGTTATACACAACAGCATAGTTTCTTAAGTGTAATTGTCCAGTAGTAATAGGTTTGTTATCCTGCTTTAGTACAGGCTCAGAGAATTGGTATTTAAATGTAAACGGAATACCAGCAAATACCTTCTCAGAGTTAGCTAGCTTTGCAGCTACAGCACTAAGGGGAATAAGCTTACCTGTCTGGTCTACATATACCACATTAGAGTCTACATAAGGTACAGTAGTAAGTCCACCTGTTTCCAACATTACCCTTCTATCCAAGTGAATAGAGAAGTTACCTGTAGTATACACTGTGGCATCATCTACAGACAAGTTAATCTTTTCTAGGAATAGGTTGTTACTACGTTTAATTAGAACGTAGATATCTGACAGGTTAAATGATACACCTACTACATCACCATCAAATACCCAACGTGACCATGAAGACTGTAGCTTTTCTCTACCACTCCAATAGTAACGATATACATAGATAGCTGTAGGATCATCAGCAGCCTGAGCAATAAGCATGTCTTCGTTAGACGATGCCTGAATGTTTGTTATAACACCCCTAAGGTACTCTGGTACATGCGCTGTAGTCTCTGTAGCATCATTGACATCAGTGTCAGTATCTACAAAGTACTCCCACATGCCTGACCAAGCACCACGCTTAGTAGCAAAGTATACATACTTACCAGCCTGTGCTGGCTTGGCTATAAGACTAGCCTCAAACTCAGTAGTATTAGCTACGTTAATAGTCTCAGGTGTAAGGATAGGATCAGCAGTAACTTTAAACTGCGTTAGTTCAGAGAACAACAGTAGTGCTTCGTTAAAGGGTACAGCATGTTTAAGGATACTGACCTTGTTAGAGGATACTGCTACGTCAATAGGATCACTATCTACAATAGTTAGTACTGACTTACGGAAGAAGTCAAACTCTGTAAACTCACCTGCCCTAGCAAAGATAACATTCTCATCAGCAAGTAAGCCTAGCCTGTTACGATGAAAGAAGATATCAGCAATTGTATAATCTACAAAAGAAGGGAAGGGGTTTGTGTCATCGTTGCCTACCTTACGGTCAGCATAGTTGATTTCATCAAACTGAAAGTCACCACTAGGTAGCTTTGATAATTTATGTGGAAGGGTAGCATTATCTAAGTCAATAATGACATTAGGCTCTACTGTTTCTTTCCACACACCATTACTGAACTTAACATAGTAGTCATCCTGTGCCTTCTGGTTATCACCAGACACACCAATAACAAAGTCATTTGGTCCCTCAACAGGTAGCTTCTTAAAGTCTGG